CCGCATGCACCCTGGTCACCTTGTCATTACCACGCGATGGCCGGTAGTTGACTACCGGGATGCCCATATTCCTTAACTCCTGAGTCAAAGGCATACCAGACGCCTGGGACTCCACCAATACCATCTCCGGTTCCCAATACCTGTACTCCTCGCTCGCCATCGCTTTCAGCACCGGGAAGTCCCAGCGCCCACGCTTGGCATCGAGGAGAATAATTGCATCACCGCTGTCCTCGTTCGGGCGAAAGATGCCCCAGGTGGTAATCGCCGAATAATCGGCAGTCTCACTGCGCGAGAACGCAGTGTCGTAACTCTGAATAATATACTCCACAGGCGGGATCTTCTCACCCTCCCACATCTGCCACCAGTCGCGCTTGATGATCGCACCTTCCTCGGACGTCGGATTCTGCATGTACTGCGCATTCCATTTCGCCACCGGCAACGACGCCTTAACACTCTCCAGTTCCTCCAGACTCCAGTACCCGGGCCACAAAGCATTGCCGGTATCTTCAAAAATGGCCGGCAGTTCCACTACCTCCCACTGATCGGCATGCACTTCCGTCTGCCGCTTCAGCAGCTTCGCGGTCAAATCAAGCGTCGACCAACGGGTCATGACAATCACGATCGAGCCGCCCGGCTGCAACCGCTGTCTCGGTCCGGAGGTGTACCATTCATAAGCACTCTCCAGAGCCGAGGGTGAGAGCGCATCCTGTTCCGAGTGCGGATCGTCAATGATCAAGAGATCAGCACCACGGCCGGTAATCGCCCCGCCCACGCCGGCTGCGAAATATTCACCGTTGCGGTTGGTTTCCCAACGTCCGGCGCTTTTCGAGTCGACACTGAGCGTGACTTTTGGAAAGGCCGCCTTGTATTCGTCAGAATCCATAAGATTCCTTACTTTGCGCCCAAAGCGGACAGACAACTCCGAGGTATGCGTGGTCTGCATTATCTTCATGTTCGGACGGAGTCCCATCATCCAGGAGGGGAAATAAACGGATGCGAACTCGCTTTTCGTGTGCCGGGGGGGCATGTTGATGATGAGTCTATTAATATCCCCCCTGGCGATTTCATCGAGCTTCTCGGCAAAGATTCGGTGGTGCTCGCCTTCGATAAATTCAGGCCAGATATAGCGGATGTATTCCAGGAAGGAACTCTGGATGACTTCCTGGGTATCAAAGTTCTCCAAACGATTTTGCAGCAGCAGGATCTCGCGCATCGTATCGATGGGGACATGTCCTAAGTCTGTAGGCATAGGAGTCACTATAGTTTCAAATGTTTTTTTGGGCAAATTATTTATGTTGAACGTCATTATACTATCGCTTCAGTAGGAGTCCCAAATAGCATAGGGGGGGGATGGGGTTGCAAATAAAAGAATCCGAGATTTTCGGTTTCAGAATAAAAAGAATCCGCAAAATACTTTACACACAACGTGTAAAATTTGATATAATTACAGAGTAAGTTTAATCAATTGGAGAACGAAAAATGCACATTCATTTAATAGAAGATAAAGATAAGCAAGCAGTGGATGCACTCTACTTTTGCTCAGACTTTCATCATCATGAATTTTTATCTCAAAAAGATAACGAGAAAGAATATGGAAGTTACCAAGGGTGGAATGGTTGTCATGAATTAGAATTTGATGACTACTGTTCTTATTGTAATAAGAAAATTAAAGGGGTGAATGATGAACAAAGCTAAAGTTACATTATGCACTCTAAGCAGAACTTTTGAAAAAGACACAGTAGTCTTTTTTGATAGAACTGAGTTCAATCTCAAGGGTTATGATTATTACATTGAAATTGATGACAACATTTGTGTCTTAGAAATACACGAACTTTCCAAACTTAAAGAAGAACTAGGAGAAAAACTCTTTAGTTATGCTCTTGATGGAACTGACAATAGAGTCGCATTTAGTGAAGCAGATTTTGAAGAAACTTTTAATCCATTCGAGGTGAAGTCATGAAAAACAAATGCAAAGACTTCCACCAAAACGAAGTGCAACTAGCAATAGACTTTTTCAATAGCATAGAGCAATTCGAGAACAACAAAATTAAAACCATAAGAGATCATCACAGTGGTGGTGGTTGTATGCACTTATTGTTTCATCTTGATGACAAAAGAATTTTTGTATTCCATCACACTGATGATGCAGAAATCAGTCATGGAAAATGGAAAACTCTAAGTGAGTATATTTGGAGTGATCAAAGTCTCGACAATTACGAAGAGTTAGGACTAGGTTGGGAGTGGCAATTACCCAACTACAAAGACAGACTTTTCAATTTTGATTTTGACTATCTCTTAAAGTCAAGAGGTGAGTCATGATTGAAACAAAATTAGTTAAGATCAAAACCCTTAAGGAAGAACAAGAGATTAAGTTCCCAAAGAATACTTCTCATCACATTTCTTCTCCTTATTTTTGGGTGAATATTTCTGATCGAATAGGCACGATTGTCTGGAAAGGAAAAGACTCTTTAGGAGTTAATTTATATAATCCAGTTTGTTTTTCTGAACTGTCTCAAGAGAATGTTGACTTATCAAAACACAGAGCAAATACAATACCAGAAGATTTTGAATGTGATTTAATTTTTAACTCTAAAGAAGAGGATATGCCAGAATATCCAGAATCTTGGGAAGATAAGGTTTTAATTCAAGAGGGAGAATCCTCATGAAATGCTTAGTAAATCAAGATGGGTGCATCAACACACACAGTCCTTTATATTTTTGTGATTGGAACGATGGAGACACAAGACAAATCCATACAAGAGAAACCCTATATTCAATGTATAAAGACACCAATTTATACGATACGGACGATTCATCTTTGAATGAATGGGGAGATAATTTTGAAAGTTTCAATGAACTCCTAGATCATTTGTCCTTTAATGATGAAAACGCTTTTAATGGTATGTTTGACAATGAAGTTTATAGAAACGACAACATGACCATTCAAAGAATTTATTAACAACTGGCTAACCACGGCCAATCCTGGCCACCATATATATATTATTTCATAGACCGCAGACCGCAGATTTCAGCAGACCGCAGACACCAGGTAATACCAGGCACCTGGTTTTTTTTTATTTTTAATTACTTTACAGACCGCAGATTTTCGCAAACCGCAGCTGCGTTTTAGGCCGCTCCTCCTGGTATTCCCTGGGTTATTTTCTTTACACGCAACGTAGAAAATTTGATATAATTACAGAGTAAGTTTAATTATTGGAGGACGAAATAATGCAATTAAAACAATATAAAACTGAAGACGGATATGTTTTCGATCTACAAGATGACGGCACTTTAACTGATGGCGACATGACTTTTGATTCATTAGAAGAATTGGAAAAGCATGTTGATGTATACGAAGTTAAATCACCGCCTAAATTCAAATATATATTAGTAGGCCATTGTCCCGTAGATAGCGGTCAAATTATGATTACCGATCCATGTTATATAGATAGTCATTGGGAAAAAGAGGAATTTGATGGAGAGAGTAGCGACTATTTCAACTATTCATATCTTGGCTGTTGTAATCAAACACTCAAAGGTGATGGTGGAGAAATCTTCGGCTTAAACAGAGAAGGAAACTTTGGTTTAAACAAAGAAGGAAAATTATCAGATATCTCTCTAGGGGTTGTGAGCCGCACAGGCTTGGGAGATGGTTACTACCCTGTCTACGCAAAAATTTGCCAAGAAACCAAAAGAGTCAAAGAGCTTAAAATTATTTTCATGGAGGAGGAATAAATGAATTTTACAATATATGTCAGCACTTATCCAACAGGGAAATATAATTTTGAAATAGATATAACTGAAAATTACGAGGGCGATAAGTGGCACGTTGTTACCTATGAAGCAGAAAGTCCCCTTCCTCATGATCATTGGGAAACAATAGGCCTAGACAATGAAAAAGAAATTTTTGATTATCTTAGAAGATTAAGGGAGGAGGAATAAAAATTAACCAGGGGGAGGCTTCGGCCTCCCCTTTTTTTTATTTTTTTATTTGATAGGCCGCAGACCGCAGACACCAGGAGATTATACCAGGGGCGCAGATCCGGGGCCGGTTCGCCAGGCCGCCAGCTGCAAACAGTAGTACACGCAACGTCAAAAAATGTTATAATACAAGGGTATTTAAAATTAATTTGGAGGACGAAAAGTCATGGATATATTAAACGGGTACAGCGAAACCCAGATTAAAATGTTCGCTCGCAAAGAATTAGAAAGACGGGAAGAAGAAAAAAACTATTCTTTGTTCCACATAGAAAAATCTTTAATCGAAGATTTAGAAGATCATAAAAAAGAAATCCTGGAAACAGATGGAGATTATCTGCATGAATTTGTGGATAGTTCTATCTCTGTTTACTACTACGATCAGGTTATGATTTTTGCCAAGAACAGTGCAGACCTGTGGCATCTGGAAGATGAGTTTGACGCAAAAGACGTTAATCAATACATCGTCAATATTATCCATCAACATTTGTCAGGGGTTGCCCATGAATGGTTAAACAAGGTGCAGCAATGAAAACCCTGGGCAAAAATAACAATTACATGAGTAATAAAGAAATTGTTCAATACTACGGGCAAATTTGGGACAATGTTAAACACATGAAATCTTATGTTAAAGAATTAAAACAAAGATACATAAGAGAAACACAGTCATGAAAACCCTGGGTATTTTAACAGCTCTGGCCGGCGCCTTCGTCCTGGTGTCGGCCTTCCTTTTGTTCTTTCCTTACGACCGAGTACTCGGGTCCTTATTCGCGGCCATGTCTTTGGTTAT